CTTTATACAGCTTGGTTTGCAACCTGAAAGCTGTTTGTGCTGTTGCGCCATTGGTGTAAACCACCCGGAAAAACCGCGCCGATGCGCCCACGCTAAAGGGCCTGCCGGTCGTTGCTGGAAGGGTGAAAGCGTCTACAGAATCCCAGTTTGTACCGTTGGCTGATTGCTGAAGCTGCAAGCCATCTACAGCGCTCGGCTGGTCTGCAAACACCAACAAGCGAACATCGGCAAATTCTGTAATGTCTTCGGCTGGGCCGGTAAACACGCCGTTTGCAGCCAAGGCAACCGCCGTGCTGTTGACCGTCGATATGATGCCGTTGGCCGTGATGGATAGCGCGCCGCTGACGGGTACAGCCGTCGCACGAAGCTGTGTATCTGTCAATGCCAGCGTGTTTGACATTGTGATTGGAACGGGCGCGGCCCTAAGCTGCGTATCTGTCAGCGCAAGCGTGTTCGACATGGTGACCGGCAACGGCGTCAACCGTAGCTGCGCATCGGTGGCCGGTCCAGATACTGGCTGCGTTGCTTGAAAGAATGCCCCAGCAACTGGCAGGCCATTGGCCGCGTCTACATCTCTTAAAGCACCGTCAACACCAAACCCTATTTTGCTACGCTGCACTTTTAAGCCTACAGGTGCAGCCGCACCGTTAAGCGTTGTCAGCTCGTCAGTAGCAATTAAATCGCCGCCCGTGCCTGCGTTCAAAACAGTGTTATCTGCCATCAGTTACCTGTAATTAGTGGGTTACTGCACGCCGACCACGCGGCCAGCGGCATCACGAACGATCTGTTTGGGCCTGCTTTGCGCGTCGGCCAGCATTGCCAGGGCTTGCGTAATCGCAGCCATCGGGTCAGGCTTTTGCACTGCTTCGCCGGTTTCAGGGTCGTAATCGTTCGGGTCTTCAATCGGGTGTGCAATTTGTGCAACCGTGATGCGTGTCGAGTTGTCGGCGTCTACCTTGTAGCGGTCAAGCTGCAATTGCAGGTCAGCCAGTTCGCGCTTGTGCTGCGCTGTCATCATCTCGCGCTCGCTGTCGCGCTGATCGTTGGACGCCTGCAGTTCAAGATTAGCCTGCACTTCCTGCAATTTGGCGCTGGCCTTAAGCTGCTCCATTTGCATGTTCTGGCCTGATTCGGCCTGGAACTTTTGTGCCTCAGCTTGTAGCTTCATTTGTGCAATCTGCACAGCAGGATCAGGCGGTGGCTGTTGCGGTTGAACTTGCTGGTCTTTGGGGTCTCCGAAGAAATCAGCAACATTTTTAAAGCCTGCGTTTTCAACCAATTTCGCTTGTGTGTTGTATATCGACTTCGGTTGCACCAGCAACGGGCCAAACGGTGACTGTGATAACGCCATCTGGTTCTGGAATATGGTTTGTAGTGCGACTTGCTGCTGTGCCTTATCACCCGTTCCAAGACCGACATTGATCGTCATGTCGTAGTTATCGCGCCACTCGTTCGGGTCGTATTCCACAAACTCATTACGAAGACGAAACGCCACCTTTTCCATCTCGCCGTCTGTCAAAAGGCACAGAATGCCCTTGAATATCGGCTTAAGCAGCGTCTCGGCAAAGATACGGGCTATCAGGTCAATACGTGCTGCAGCGGCGTTAGCGGTCTGCTGTACCTCTACTGCTGTGCGGTCGTTTCTCAGGACGTTTTGATCCATCTGCGTCGAAGGTGAAACGCCGGTACGCTTTGCGCCCATTTCGTCCACATAGCCCAGCAATGGCAGCATCTGACCGCCGACAAACGGGACGATGTTCTGGCTTAGTGCATCAGGCCGCGACTTGCGCAGGATGCCACCGGGTCGGCTGTCCAGCAAATCATCAATGTTGGCAAACGGTGCGTTATTGCTGTCGGTTAATACTTCGGTGCGCGGGTTGTTAGCAAGGTACGCACTGTTAACCATTTGGCGCGTTAGCTCGGTCTTGAGCTGCTGCAGGTCGCTGACAGTCTCGGCTACGCTCATGCCGTCCCAGCGATGCGCAATCAGGATTGGCGAAGCTGTAGCGATAGGAACCTGCGCACATTCCTCATTGCTCAAAATCTTGTCTTTAAGGCGGTACACACAACGACGTTCTGCAATGCCGTCGCCGTCATAGTCAACTAATACGAACTCGATCCGCAGGTAACCTTCGGTCAGGCTGTCGTCATCGGATTCCTGCAACTGCTTGCCACCGAAAACCTCACTGCTACTGTTAGCGCGGTTCTGCCGGAATGACGCATCAGCACTCATACCCGCATCGTCGGAACTGTCCAAATCCTCAACCGTCACGCCTTTGAAACCCATTTCAGCAAGGTCGGACAGCGTTACGCGCATATTGCGTGCCACGTATGGGCAATCGTCCAGCAACGGTGTTGTCCAATCACGTTTAACGAGCAAGTCTTCAGGCGGGAAAGCCTCTACCTTGATCGTCGTCTTGTCTTTGTAGCTGCAAATGCGAGCGTTGTACAACTCAGGCCCAAGCACAGGCTGGCCGGTGTACGGGTCGATCATCGGCCGACCGTCAGGCCCTGCTATCGGCTGCGGTTTAAGCGGTGTCGCGGCCTCAATCTCAGCATCCTCACCGGCCTCTTGCAGCAACATCGTGAGCATCTCAGCCGTTGCGCCCTGCACTGGCGTCACGTCCTTCGTGCGCTTGGTTTCCTTACGCCACATCACGGCGCAGTTCTTCACCAGCAAAGCGTCCTTAAACGCGGTGTAAAGCGTCAGAAAGCCGGGGTTTGACTTGTAGAAAACGTAATTGCAGGTGTCTGTAGCTTGCTCGGCTGCTTTTACGTCCTCTTGCTTGCTTGGCTCAAAGCTAACCGCTTGGTCCGTAGAGGTGAATATCTTCAGCAGGCTCGGCAATATCCACTCAACCGTATCCTGCACCTCAGACGTGACGATAGACGACCAGCCTTCTTCTTCCGTGCCGTACGGCTGGCGAAAGTACTCCTTCATTGCCGTCTCACGCTCAGTACCTAGGCGACCCCAGGTAAACGCGGCGCTGTCCTCTTCGAGCGTTTGGCAGTGGCTAAGTAATTGGTCGTCGGTCATTTTTGCCATTACTGCGCCTTCATCCTGTTAACGCTTTCGCGCAGCTTCCAGGTGTCCCGCTGTCGGGTCAATTCCTGAATCTGGTGGCGCATCTCATGCATAGTGGCAAATCGTGCGTCTGCTTCATTGCGAATGGCTGCGTACTTTTGGCCCATCGCCCAGACTCCGATACGCATACACAATGAGAGGTAAAGCTGGCGCATTACTTGCCCTTTTTAGGCGCGCTAGGCACTTCAACCGCGATGGTCTTGGGCGCTGGCATCAAGTGATCTGCAATCAATTCAGCAGCGTCGATACGGCCACGGCCCAGCATCTTTAGGGCTTCGATCAGTTGTTCTTTTGTCATGCTAGGCGTTTCCTTGTGTATTCAATTGGTTTCTGTGGGCCTGCGTTGCCCATCTGGTCAACAGCCATAGCTGCGTACCTAAAGCAATCAGCACCATGCGAGTGTTCGTCGTGTAGCGGTGCACCTGCTTCGCTGGTTCGCTGGTTTATCGAGCGTTGATACCGCTTCAAATGCTCCAGCAAGTCGGCGGTCTTGGTGTCGTCAAAGTAAACACGCGGGAACATCAAGCGAGCGGCCTTAATGCCCTCTTCAATGCTGTCAATCGGCAATACAACAGGCTTACGGCCCATTGCTTGCAGGTGTTCTTCGGTGCTTTTGCCTGTCTTGAAATCACGCGCCCGCCCGTCATGCGGAATAAAGTCGCTACCCCATCGCCACGGCCTTTTCTCGATCTCTGCGACGTAATAATCAAGCGTGCGGTGGCTGTCTTCGATGTAGTCAATACAACGAATCTCAGCGCCGGAGCGTTGAAAGAAGCCGATGCACATGCTGTCGTTCCAGCCCAAATCCCACACGGTATGAACAGCTAACAGCGGGTCATACGGCACAGGACGCACGCGCTTTTCTGCGTACAGCCGTTCGATCTCAAAGCGGTAAATAGCGCCTTCAGACACCCGTTTAGGCTCGCCCTCCCAAATGTTCGCGTAGTTGTCAGGGTCGCGGCGCTGCGTCTCCTGGCGCTCCTTCTCCAACACTGCGGGCCACCACGGGTTATCACGCCAGTTCATTTGAACTACAAACGCATCAGCCGGGGCTTTGACGACAAACCGCTGATAGGTTTCGTCGGTTTCCATATCGGGATTGAGTGTGATCCAAACCTCAGAGCCGTCCTTACGAATGGTCGGCGTTAGCACGTCCCATGATCGTTTAGTAACAGTCTGCGCCTCTTCAACCCAAACCCTATCAACACCCTCGAATGACTTGATCGACTCAACGGTGTGCTGTGCCAAGCCTGCAAACAGAAACAAGCTGCCGTTCTTGCAACGGATTTCACTATCCAGCACCTCATACATATGACCCAGGCCCATAGCCTGAATCTGGTCACTCAACAGGCGGTGTACCGAGTCCTTGATTGATTTCTGTATCTCCCTGGCGCAAAGCACACGAAGCGGCTTTTGCGCAGCCTCGATGAGTAAAGCGCGGGCATAACCCCAAGATTTCGCACTGCCACGGCCACCATGCGCCACCTTCAGGCGGTTTGGCTGGAACAGTGGGGCCAGCTTTGCGGGAAGTTCGACCTTCATTGCCCAACGAAGCTAACCGTCAGATTGTGGTCAACCGCGCCTGTGAGGGTTGTTTCAACCTTGTCGCCATACTTTTTAGGCGCAAGCTTTGATGCGTACCATTTGCGCGCATCAACCCTTAACCGCGAACGGGCGATCACGTCCTGATTGGTGCGTGGGCCGTCCTCTGTTTCGTATGTGTCATTCAAACCATCATCGGCAATCTGGACAATCTCTTCAGCTAAGAAGTCGGCTTGATCCTGCCTCGCGCACGCGTACATCTCACGAAACGACTGGTTTGCCTGAAGCCACCGCATGACAGACGTGTAAGACGGACGGCTTTCTACTGCGCACCAGCTAACAAGACTGCGCCCGCCTGCTATGTGCTCGCATATGTTTTCAGCTTGCGCGGCTGTGTAATCGCTTGGCCTTGCCATAGTCGTTCCTTGGGGCTTATTCAGCTTATCCGCGCTGTACGCGCAATGAAAAAAGCCCGCTGGTTTAAGGCGGGCTGGTGGTTGTTGGTTTCTCGCCTGTTGGTAGGCGATTGGGTAGCGGGCCTTTGATCGGCTCGTTATTGGTTTTGCGGCAATACTGCACAGAGTCCTCTGGCTTGCATCCAAACTTGCATTTGTAAAACGCGGCCATGTCTTGGCAACTGCATTTGGCTGTTGGTTTATCCATGTGACAGACTTTCAATCAAAACCCATCGGGTTTACGCCTGGGCGCTGGGTTAGACCGTTCCCGCCGTGTAATCGGTGCGATGCCGTAGGAGAAAAGCACGGATTACCCGCCGTGCTCGCCGTCACACTCGACGAATGATCGGGATGCTTATATGGTGCAGCCTAGGTGTAAGCGTCGCTTTGCCTCTAAGTAGACTTGGTGCGCTTCTTCAGGTGTGTCAAAAAACCCCAGCGTGGATAATTTGCCGTTAACTGTGATGCGAGCAGAAAAGCGTTTTTTATCGCGACTGACGCCTAAAATCTTTAGCTTGTTGTGGCTTCTAGCGCGATGCAAATTCTGCGCATTCAATTGTTGAGGCACATCCCGCAGATTCCGCAACGTATTGTTCGCCCGATCACCGTCGATATGGTCAACTTCGCCAAGCGGCCACTGGCCAGTAACATGCAAAAATGCTAAGCGGTGAGCTTTGTATTTCTTGTTCTTGACGCTCAGAGTGACATAACCCTCAATATCCAAGTAGCCTGCGATTGAACCTGCTTTGTGAGCACGCCAACCAATAAGCCTTATAAAGAGACCTGTTTCCTGGTTATAAGAAAAAAGCGATCTAAGTGTAGATGACGTTAGAATTTCAGCAGCCATGATGACCTTTCAGAGAGGTTGTTTGGTTAGAGCCTGCATCGTGTATCAGCACTTTGCGGGCTCGTCTATTTTAACTCGTCAACTGTATAAACACTAGCACTTCCGCTGCTCGCGCCCACACTGCATGATGACTCGGCAATAGGTGCGGGACGCGAATCTAAGCATGTAGCTGTGATTGTTGATTCGGCCCGCTTAACGAAAAAAGCCGCCTGACATTTCTATCGGCGGCTTGAATGAATTTGACTTGCGGAGTACCTTACCGCTAAATGTCTTTTGCTTACCGGAGTTCGCAGGGCATGACGATCAAAACGGCTGCTGACCACCCTTGCAAGGAGGGCCTCGTAACGACGAGACCAGTAATCAACATGCGTTTTGATTTGATGGCCGGTGCTGATTTCCGGCTTTGTTGCTTGGCTAAGTTGCAAAGATTCCCAGGACTACGCCTGTTCAAACCAAACGCGGAAATTCATCCGTTCGTTAAGCCTTGCGCAACAGCCTGCGCATTCATCAAAGCAGGGCCCTGTCGCTACCAGGCGCGCCCCTTTCACCTACGCCCTGGCCGAGCATCAAACGGTGTCCGCCGCCTACCATGGGGCTCTCGACGGATTGGCTGTGGCTGCGCGTCGCAATTGACGCGCTATACCCTGCTTTCATGGTTGATGGCGACCGGGTTCCCCCAATCCTGCGTTCGTTTCAGGATTTAGCCCTGCCGTTTCGCTTAACCATCAAAGCGGCTGTTGACTACAAGGCTGGACGACAAGAGCCAGCATTAAGACATTCAATCAACATGCGTTTTGAATGTGGTTCTGCAATTGCTTACGCCCCACACGCGCATATTACGCCTATTTACTGGCCTTGTGCAATATATTTTGCAAATCTTTTTGCTTTTATTCCTTTGGCTGTACTGGCAAAGGGGCATAACCAGCTTGACGCGCTTCAGCCTCAGCGAGATTGGTCACACCTAGTTCCGCTGCTACTGAAGTTGGCCATGTGGGTGCTGGCTGGGCATTGGTTAAGCCGCTCAAGTAAGCAACAGCCTCAATAACACAGCGCTCGCGCCCGACATGACTTGGTGCGTGCTCGTACTCTTCCAGCGACACTAGCGCTTTTTTGCGCAGGCTTGACTCTATTGAGGCTGGCCGGGGTGTTGTGTAAAGCGGCTCAACAGTCATTCCTTGGTCACGCCAAATACGGGCTACTTGCGGAATGCTGGTGATCGCGTAACCAGTTTCTTTCAAATGCTGCCACGCCACCGGCTTTTGCTGCGCTTGCTCGGCGGTTAGCTGTACCGCCTTTGAAATCGAATTCATTTTTGTAGCTCCTTTGCAATTTTCTTTAATGCTGCGTGCTTGGCTTGAGGTAGATAGATACCGCGCACCTCCGTCTTGCCTTCTGCCGCTCTGCGCGCTCTTAGCGCTTTCTGGCGCTCTGCTGTTGTCTTAGCGTCAGCCACGATAAACGGCCCGCAAAACTTTAATTGATATTTTTAACTCTATCAATCGCCCAAGCGTAAAAGGTACGGTGCCGCCCGTTGCGAAAGCGACCCGCACCATTCGGCGGGCCTCTTTGTCTGCCGCCGTCTGGTTAGATTGCATTGATGTAAGCCTCTGCTTCTGCCTTGCTTTCGAATACTTGCAAAACTTCACCGGCAGAGTTCAGGACACGATACATAGCAGCGGTTTTGCCGAGGAACTTGATTTTGATGGTATTGATGGTCATTTTGTTTATCCTGGTTGTGTTGTTGATGTCTCTATTCTATCTCGTTACGCGTAACAGTCAACAACTATTTAATCAGGACAAACCCTTACATCACCCCCGCCGCGCTTAATCTCGTCATTAGTGCGCTCTTAGCTGCCGTAAGTATTGCAGCGCGCTCCATAGGGTCAGCCGGTAGCCTTGCGCTTGTCCATACGTTTACGCCGGTGTAGAGGTTGCGCGCTTTGATCTGGATAGCTGTGCGGTGGCTTGGCTCTAGCTCGGAAATGTGGAAATCGAGCGCTTTCATGGTCGAATTGTGCTTTGCGTTGTCTAGCACTTCGTCGGCGTCCTGCCATTGCCGTGAGCTTTTAACGTCGGTAAACATTGCACAACTACCGCTTTGGGAGACGTGCCTGAAGTTGCTGGCCCAACAATGCCAATCCGTCAAAAGTGAATCCAAAATGTTGTCAATGTCATTGCGCATCATGAATTTCCCTTTATTGACTCAAACGGTGTGAAGGGCCAGAAACTTCGTCCAAGCTCGCGCCGTCCTGATGCTTTTGTATCTCTGACCGTCATTGGTCAAATCCAGCTTTTTTGCCTGTGCCTCGAATTGGGCGTTTAGCTTGGTGATATGCGTTTTATTCATAGTGGCTCATTCAGTTGTGAAGCAATGGCGGCTTGCCAAACGTGCCAGTTGTTTTGAATGATGACCAAGCGGTACATATCGCCGTTGCGTTCAATCGCCCGGTTCCATTGCGTGTTGTCCAGTACCCACGTTTCAAAAGCGGTACGGGTTAGCTCTATTTCGTCCGCTACCGTTCGCGGTTGCTGGTTAGTCATCGTGTGGCCCGGTCCTGCCCTCGGTTGCTCGCCTCCTTTGATCGCCAGATTTCCACCCTGAGTTGCGCGGCGATCAGTTTCCACTTCAATTCCTCCTCAATCTCAACGGCTGCTTTAATGCCACCCAGAAGCCCTAAATAGTCTTCGTGGGCATATGCGTACTGCTCTCGCTCAACGGCGCTCTTGGCGGGCGATTGACCCATCAGGATCGCTTTTTTGCTCTTGCGGAATTCCTCCAAATAAACGCGCTGTGCTTTTGCGGCTGCGAATTTGCCGGACACGGAAATAATGAAATCAACTGCGGCATCGGGGTTGCGTAGGTCGTCGCTCACGCTTGCGACTCAATCAATTTGTCAAGGTAGTGCCGCGCTTTGAGCAAATCTTGCACACCGCCCTTATCCTTCCAGCGGCTGACGTACTTGATGACGTTGCCCTCAAGGTAGCCAATGTCGTTAGCCAAAATGAAATCCCACGGCTGAATGGCTTTGTCTTTGTAGTGCGTGCCTGCTACCTGTGTGTCGTTTGCGCTCATGCTTTTGCCCTTTTCTCAATCCTGCGTAACCGCTTACCCATAACCACCTTGAAGCGCAGCAAATAGGGCTTGCTTGTCTTGACTACCTGGGTCTGCCTCTCCAGCCACTCCACGCGGTCAGCGCCGATCTTTTCAACCAGGCGCGGACGGTAGGCGCTCAGATTGCCGCCTTTGAACAGGTTGCACTGTGCGCAGGATTTATGGATATTCCAGAGGTGAAACTGCACGGCTGCGTTATTCCCGGCTGGCCGAAAATGCGAGCCGTGCCAGAGTCCTGTGTAGTCGGCTGGCATATGGCAAGAAATGCAACCATCGCGCCTGTCCCTGATGCGGGCGATCTTTTGGACGATGGTGCGGCACTCCGCTTCTAACTGCGACGGATTCTTTTGTGATTCGCGCTTGATTGCATCGGCTTTGCGCTCCTTCACCGCTGCAACCTTTTTAGCCTTGCCGCGTTTAGCCACTGCAAACGATTCAGCGCAGTTATCACTACAAACAATCGCACCCGGTAATTCAGGGTCAAAGCGTGTACGGCAGGTTTTGCAGACCTTGCTCATGCTGCGACCTTTTCGCTTGGCAAAGGTGCCCATTGCAAAGTTTCGTCTTCGCCTGGGGTGTCGCGGATTGGGCGAAGGTTTGCATCGCAAATAAACACCCGACCGCGCCAAGAAACACCGTTTGCGGCAACTACTGGCCCGCCCAAAAGCTCGCACGACCAAACATCTACCTCCACCCTGCCGCAACCAAACTCATGTCGCCCAACGAATCTAACGACCTCGACAAGCCTGCCTGAATTTCTTTTGGCTGTCTCGCCGATCTGATGGCTTAGCGCCACAGTCACGGCCAAATCACCTTGTTTGCAATTCATACCTTCACCCCCTCGCTTTCACAGCATCCAGCCTCGCAAACCAAACCTCCCTGGCCCGCGTCACAGCATCCAGCGCCGGTTGGTGCTTGGGGCAAGTTGCGGCTGCTGGTAAATACTCCCAACTCGGCATATGTGCGCAGGGTGCTAGGCCGTGTTTCGCTAGCTTGCTGGTTTTTAGTTTCCAGTTTTGGCAGGATATGCAGGTCATGTGTGTTGGTGGACATTAATAAAACTCCATTGGGTCAACGTTGTGGCCTTCTAGAAACTGCTGGCTTGGCCGGTGATACCAAAGCCCGATGTTTCCCTCCCATCCCTCGCCGTTGCGCTGCTTGTCGATGATCAAAAGGGTGTCCGGCTCCGTCGTCGGAACGGCCTTGCCGTCCTGTAACTTGCGCTCTTTTTCCTTGTTCCTCCACACCGCGATCACGTTGTCCGGCTGGTCAGTAATGGCGCCGGTGCCTTTGAAGTCGTACTTCGTCGGCTTAGCGGTTTCCGTCGCTGGCTTTTTGATGTGATGCACCAAATGGATGTGGATATTTGCGTCGCGTGCAATCGAGCAAAGTTCGTCAACAAAGGCTTTTTGCCCGTTGAAGTCATCCTCGCCAGATACACACTTGCCCAAGTTATCCACAAACACGTGTGAGACGCCAATCTCTTTGGCGCAATACCTGGCGACCGCGCAAACCTGTTTCCATTGAATGGTCCCTTGTTGGTCATAGAGCCATATTTTGTTTTCTGACCAATCGCGGAATTGCTCGTATTCATCAATCAAAATCCGGCGCGCCTCAGGGTTTGACATCAAAAACTCGTCATTCAGGCTCATAGCAGTCCACTGCCTACCCATGCGCTCCATCGTCTTGATTGGCTTCATTTCAAAGCTGGCGATGCAAACCTTTTCTTCTTGCGCAGCAAGCGATAAAGCGACTTGACCCGTAACCAGGCTCTTACCGCTACCGTTAGGACCACCCCATACGGTCACCTCGCCGGGTCGGAATTGAATCAGGTCATGGGTTTTTGACCAAGGCATGAAAACCTTTTTTTCGCGCACCGGGTTTGCCATCCGGTCCAACAGCGCCTGCACATAAAGCGATGCGCTTTTAACTTTTTGTTGATGGTCGGTGACCTGCTCGTAAAAGCTAAAGTCAATTTCATCGGGCGTAATCAATTGCATAAAGCCTCCCATTCCAGACACATCAAATAATTTGCGCGTGTTTCGTCTTCAGGTTTTTCAAAAGTAGCCAACGAGTAAGCCCGTCCAGCGTGTACAAACCCGAACAGCTTTGCGCCCGCTTTTGAGGCGCAATCAATCGCCGCGTCCATCACGGCCCAATCGGGTTTGACCAAGTAAAAGGCTGTCCAAAGCCCGACAACAGGCCTCCAATCCATCAAGCGCGGCTGGCAACCCTGAGGTAGCTCGATCAACTCCGCTGCGCCCTTCCATGCGGTAGGTGCTTGCCCAATGACGACCGACACAAGGTTTGACGGTTTGACGCGGTTAATTCGCATGGTCCGGATGTCGATCAGGCTCATACAAACCTCTCGCAAGCCAGTTCGGAAAGTTCCGCGCCTTCCCAGCTTCGTTTGTTCAGGTAAACCAACGGGGCGGGGATAAATTCGCCGCTGTTTTTCAGCCATCCGTTTGTCAACTTCAGGCTTCCAACGTGAGCCAAAATCACCGCAGCTTCACGTTCAGCGTGAGCCTTTTTCCAAGCGTCAAGGCATTTGCCTTTGGCTTGTTTCCGGTCGGTGGATGGCCATGTTTTCCAAAAGTCGGCGAAGCCGGTCGGAACGTCAGCGGGCTTGCCCGCGCCCTTTTCTTGGTCTTGTTCTTGATCCTGTTCTTGTTCTTGGCTTGCAAGGGGCTTTGAAGGGGCTTTGAAGGGGCTATTCTTTTTGGTTTCAATTGGAAGATGAAACGCTACTGAATAGATAGCTTCAAACGCTGATTTCAATTGGGCTGGACCGATGTTTAACCACTCACGTTCAACGCCCTTTACGCGGTTGTCACCAAGCTTCAAAGACTCCGAAACTTGATAAGCGGCCATACGATGCACAAACACGGTCTCTGAAGCCTCGTCATAGGTGCAATACTTAGCTTCAATAAGGCTTTGAAGGGCCTTCGAAGCCCCTTCCATACCCAAGCCGGTTTCGTGAGCCATGTACAAAACAGGGCAGTGGAAAACGCCAATCATGTTGGCGTGTGGGCAGGTCATCAAATACAGCGCAAGAACCTGGGCAGGTGCATTGCCGCGCAGCGCCTTGCCTGTTTCCCCAATCCAGAACTTGGGAGATACAACGCCGTAATCACGCATCAGTTCACCGCCACCCAAACAGCACCAGGACGAGCATCAACATTGGGGCGGCTTTGCTTTGTTTTATACAAACCGCACTCGCTAATGCGGCGGCTGGTTTCTTGGCGATTAACACCGATCAGGTCAGCCACCTCGTAAGCCGTCAGGCCATCAGGGGCGGCTTTAACGGCTGTAGTGATAGCTACACGTTCCGCGTCAGCTTTACGGCTTACAGCGGCCTTTGCAGCGGCTTTGCTGGTGTCGCAGTCAGTCGTGCGGCTGCGGGTGTCTGTGAATGTGAGTGTGTTCATACAACCCTCACAATCTGCACGCCCATAGGCAAGCTGGCGTGCAATAAGTTGTTGTCAGCGTCATCACGCGCAGAACGCATGAGGATTGCGACAAGCGGGCTGGTAGTCGTTGCATTGCCGTAAGTTTTTGGCGGTACTAGGCTGGCGTCTTTTGTAGCTGCGTAGAGCTTTTGGGCTTGCGATTCTTTGCGCTGAAGTACACGGCTTAAAGTCATGCTGCTGTCCTTATTAGTTGCATCTCTTCAAGAACAGTTAACTTCGCTTCAGACGCCATCCATTGGCTGATAGCTGTATTGCCGCAAACCCACTCAAAACCACGAACAGCACCGCCAGGCAAATCGCGCTGCGACTTGGACTGATGCAAGTAGCCGCTGACGTGCGGGGCATACAAGCCAGCCTCAGAGGCCAGTTGCGCTTGTGTCATGTAGTGAACGCGGCGCAGGTTCCAGCAAAGCTGAACAGCGTCGCGGTACGTGCGGCATTTGTTGATTTCTGAATGGGGGACGACGCTGGGAGCGTCAAGCCTGCAAAGCAAGCGAAGTTGAATCTGTTCCATGAGTGCCTTCATAGAAAAATACGATGGAATTACCTGTTGAGTTACCGGTTGAACCGGGACAAAACTAAAGGCATGACGAATTCCAAAAATCAAGCCTTTTTGATATGCCCGACCAGCCGCACCACCCTTGCAGGAGGCACCCCGCCGGATTGCGGCGAAGCTGGAGGACACATCAAGAAGGGTTGGATCACCGCCCACGAAGCCGCCCTGGCTGGCCTGCATCCGCGAATCAGGAGTGATCAAGCGTTGAATTGGTGCCAGCCCTCTTCCACCGGACAATGGAGTTCTCACACAACCATTTCCAACAAAAGGGGCGGGCATGACGCAATTAATAGCGGTGGCATTCCATCCGGAAGCGCGAATAGAAGCATTCGATTTCCAGTTAGATTTCATGACGACTTCCCAGGCGACTTATCGCTTGCTGAATTGCACGAGTGTTCGAGAAACCTCCTACGGATTTCTTCAACTGGTGCCTCAGGCGAAAGCGGGAAACAGCGTAATGACGATGTTTGTGCCTGCGTCATATGTGGCATGGATGGCGCAAGGCGAGAGCGATTCGACAATCGGATTTCTTCAAGCAATGAAGTAAGCAGGCTCTCAATACGGTCAAGCCGGCTCATATCAAGCCGCCTTTGCAGGGGTGGCGAGTTCGGGCCAGATGGCTTGCCAGTCGTCGGGGCGAAGCATTTGACGGGTGACTACGCCACCTGTAGCAAGCTCTATGGCAGATGCGCGCTCGGCTGTCACAGCGCGGTCGCCACTAGCCATTTGAGACAGGTAGGAAAGGGGGATTCCGAGTACGGCGGCGAGTGCGGTTGCATTGCCTCGTTCAGACTGGATATAAGACTTCAGGTGCATGTTTACTCTCGCTTTTGCGAAAGTATAAATGCTTTTGCGAAAGTTGCAAGCGCTAAAGTTAAATCGTGAAAAAGCCCACCCCCAAATACCCAATTGACGCGACTGTGCAGGGTCGGCTAAACGCGCTCGAAATGTTGATTGATACTGAGTACAAGGGGAAACCGGCGAAATTTGAGGAAGCGACCACCGTCAAGATGGCTCAGGTAAACCAGTGGTTTACAGGCTACCGCGCGCTCAGAGATAAGGCGCTTCGCAGGCTAGAGGAGAAAGCGAATAAGCCGTTTGGCTACTTCGATTCGCAAGCCCAGGCGATGCAATCCACAGATGACGATGTTCAAATAAAACAATACGATGCCGGAGGCAGCATGGGCGGCGGACGTTTGACGCTAGAAGACCAACCTGGATTGATCAAAAGCTGGAATGTAGACAGGGAGTGGGTTCGGATGAATGTCAAGCATCACACCGGCGTCGACAATCTTTGCGTGGTGACCGGTTTTGGCGATTCAATGATGGGGATGTACAACCCAGGCGATCCGCTGCTGGTTGACAAGGGCGTCACGACCTGCGAGTTCGATGGCGTTTATTTTTTCCGTGTAGGTCATGAAGGCTTTATCAAGCGGCTGCAGCGCATACCCGGCCAGGGTGTACTCGTGATTAGCGAGAATCCGAAATACCGCGATTGGACTATTCAGCCAGATATGGATTTTCAGGTTTTTGCAAAAGTCCTAAAAGTTTGGCAAAGCCAGTCTTTGTAAACCGCACCCACGCGGCCCGTGGGCGTTTGAAGGGAGTTCTATGAAACTGGCATTGATCTTGGCTGCGTTGTTTCTAACTGGTTGCGCGAGCCACACCGGAGTTATATCGGTTGGGCAAGGCACTTACATGATTGCCAAACAGCAGGCAACAGGCTTTCCAGGGCTTGGCAATCTCAAGGCTGAAATCCTTACCGAGGGGACTGCAAAATGCGCAAGTGAAGGCAGAAAATTTGAGCTTGTCTCCTCGCAGGAAAGCCAGCCACCCTACATTCTTGGCAATTACCCACGGTCTGAGATTATTTTCAAGTGCGTCTAACCACACCACCCCACCCCGCCGCTACTAAATAGCGCAACACTCACCCCACACACAGCCCGCATCACGCGGGCTTTTTTACGTCTGTACTACGGCTAAGGGTTTCTACTTATAGGGTTTAAATCGCTTAAATACTTTCGCATTTGCTTGCTTTTACTTTCGCATTTGCTATCATTCATTCATCGCAAGCCAACACCCGGTTTGCAGTGTTTAACAACTAGGAGCAACAGCATGAATATTGAACAAGCAAAAACCGCTGTACGCAGCGTGCAAAACGCATCACACGCAGAGCTATCAAGCCTCACCTCGTCAATAGCAGCGCTGTTTAACCGAAGCGGCTGTTTGTCTGAATCATGCAAAACGATGGTTGTTGACGAGCTTGACGACTTGGCCGACCGCGTTGACGCCGATTTAGTCGCGCAGCAGATGGCGACTGCTTTTGATAACCGCCAAAGGAAAGCAGCATGAGCCGCATAGCACTAGCCCGCCGCGCCGTGCGGTTGTTCAGCACGGATTACGTGCCACTACGCACCAACAAATTTAACCGCAGAGCTTGGTTGCGATCAGTAGAAATGTTGGGCGATAAGTGGTTATTGGCTGCACCTATGAAACGTGAAACTGCGATGGAGTTATCAAAATGAAAACTAACTTTGAGCATTTTAAGACCCAAGGCTACACCGAACACCACGCCGGTTATAGCGGGAGTTTTAGCTGGTTTACTAACGCGCTTTTCCCCGGCAAGTGGTTTGTGGTTTGTCATGAAACCAGTTTTGCAAAAGAGGGGGTAAGCCGCGCAGTTGTAGACGATTTTGGAAGCCTTGTGCGGGTGTCAGCATGAACTGTACACATGAATGCCAGCAGGGTCGCCAATGCGTGTGTAGCACGATTGCAGAGCCTGCAACCGCCGCAACGTTGGGCGATAAAGCTGTTAGCTGGCTGCTAGTTGTCGCTGTGCTGGTCGTCGTTTATTCCGTTGCTTTTGTTAGCGCGCCATGACTACAACAGACCGTGAATTGCTTGAGCTTGCGGCTAAGGCTGCGGGGTTTATTGATCTTGAGTATGCCAATCCTGAATACGGATTCTGGTTGCTTGACCCAATAGCAGGTCGGCAAATGCGCTGGAACCCACTGACCGACGACGGCGATGCGCTGCGGTTGGCTGTGAAGTTGCACATTCATTTGTACATAAATCAAGCTGTGCGGGTTGACTACCGCATTGAGGGCGGTGTGACCGTACCTTTGTACGAAGCACTTGAGCCCGAACCCTACACAGCCACCCGCCGCGCTATCACCCGCGCAGCCGCTGAAATTGGAAAGGCAAAGACATGAGCTACCGACACCTGTGGCGCTGGTATTACCGCATGGAACGTAACTGCGGGCATGGCCGGATTATGTCGGCGTTGCTGGCTACCTGGGGCGCGATATGAACCATATACGACGCTTGTTTTTTGTCTGGGATTACAGGTACTTCAGACGACAGGGCCACGGGCGAATCATGGCCGCTATCAAGGCTTTGAAGTCAGCTTTTGAGCCTTTACCTTTTTAACCGGGGATTGATATGAGCAACGATTTATTAAAGGTCAGTGTTAACGAACACGCTGAGAAAAAAGGCAACCTGACTTATTTGTCATGGGCGTGGGCGTGGACTGAGGTCTTAAAGCACGATCCTAGCGCGACTTGGGTTGTCCACCTGTACGGCCCTGAAGGAAACACTGAGCCAATGATGCGGATTGGCAAGACTGCGATGGTTCACACATCAGTCACGGTCAAAGGGCTTCGGCGCGAGTGCTTGCTTCCAGTGATGGATCACCGAAACAAAGCCATTCAAGACCCTGACTCTTTTGCCGTCAACACCGCAATCATGCGCTGCATGACCAAGGCGATATCAATGCATGGCCTGGGTCTTTATATCTACGCTGGCGAAGACTTGCCAGAGTCAGAAAACCCAACGCCAGCAAAAGTAACGGCTGTGCCAGCGACGTTTAGAAGCAGCCCAACGATGGGCGTTTTAAACAGCCTCGCACCAGACCGTCAGGCAATGATTGCTGACTATACAGAGGCGATTGCTATCAGGTTTAACAAAGACGACGTAATGGCCTGCTTTGAGCTTTACAGCGAACTGACCGACTCAGAAGAAAAAATTGCGCTCTGGTCACAGCTAGACAGCAAATGCCGTGCGGCTATTAAAAAGTACGGCGAATCACTTAAATCACAAATGAAAGAGGCAGCATAAATGGCATACGAACCAAAAGACGGCAGCGGCGCATTGTTCAAAAATGACAAAGGCGGCAATGAAGCCCGCCCAGACTATCGCGGCGACCTAATGCTTAACGGCGTGCAATACGAGATCAGTAGTTGGCTGAAGACGGCGCAGAACGGTAACAAGTTCATGAGCTTATCGGTAAAGCCGAAACAGGAGCGCCAGCAGTCAGCACCGAGCCGCCCGGCAAACAAGCCAGCGCCAGCGGGCAGCGGCTTTGATGATCTGGACGATAGCTCGATTCCTTTTTGATCATGCCAAGCACCGGAGAAACAAAAAAAGAGCAAAAGCGGGCGTATGACAAAACACCCAAAGCGCTCGCAGTTCGGGCTGCGTATCAAGTCAAATACCGCGCATCAGTAAAAAACGGCGGTTTTGACGCAATCCCGAGCTTAAAAATTGACCCGCAGGCATTACTTGCGGCGCTGACAAATTGGAAACAAACATGACGTACCTTTGCCCGACAACGATTAAAACAGCAGGCGAAACGCTGCAGTGGATATGCCACGGACAGGCCAAACGGAACGGCTGGTGGTCGGATATGACGACCGGCGCGGATTTGACAAGTAAGGGTTATCCGCTGATAGCGCCGACAAAAAACGTCGGCGAACTGTTGTGCTTAGTCCATAGCGAAATCAGCGAAGCAATGGAAGGCCACCGCAAATTGTTGAAAGACGACAAGCTACCGAATCGCTCGATGCTTGAAGTTGAGCTGGCTGATGCCGTTATACGCATTTTCGATATGTCGGGCGGTTTGGGTCTGGACGTAGCAGGCGCGATAGCTGAAAAGCTAATTTTTAACAGCACCAGAATTGACCATACGCTTGAAAGCCGCCGTGCCGTAGATGGCAAGAAATTTTAAGGCTTGATATGAATATAGCACTATTACAGCAGGCGCATGACGCGCTGGAAGACTTTGAACAAAACGGGCGTACCGACAAAACTTTAAGCCAAGGTGACGCTGCTATTGTGGCACTGCGTGACGCTATAGCGATGCCACCACAGCCAGCCGAGGCGTTTAAGAAACTTAGCGATGACGAAGTGCTTTGGATTGCGCAGAGCCACGGTATAGACGTGTATGCCTGCAATGCTCTTGCTTTTTACGCTGACTTAATTAGCACGCAGCCAGCCACACCACAACCTGCGGAGGGTGAATGAGCGAGCTTTTGACACTTGACCCGCGGGTATTGGAGTGACAAATGAGCACACAACAAACCGCCCTTCTTTCCGACGCCGACCTGCAAGAGCTTTCAGGGCTCAAACAGGGCGCTGCTCAGGCCAGATACCTGCAAAGCGCTTACGGGTTGAACGTACCCCGTCGCCCTGATGGACGGGTCCGCGTAACATGGGACGCGATAAATCAAGCCGTCGCCAGAGGCAAGGCCGAGCCGGTCACTGGACCAAGGTGGACAAAATGAAACAGCGCGACCGTCAAACCGCATCCGGCCTACTTCCACGAATGGAGGCGCGGCCACGTAAAGACGGTTTGACCACCTACCGCTATCAAACCATTGACCGCAAAGCAATAAATCTAGGGACAGACAAACACGCGGCAATTCGCAAGGTGTTGGACATGCTGGGCCGCGCACCGGACGAAGGAATGGTTAAAAGTCTATGGCGGCTGTATCAGCAAACCGCGGCATGGGCTCGGCTGGCCGCGGATACGCAGCGCGATTACACCCAATGCTCAAAACCCTTGTTGGCTGTTTTTGGCGACATGCCCGCGGCACAAATCAGGCCGACCGACATTGCCCGTTACCTCAGAATTGAACGCGCCGATGCGCCAGTACGGGCCAATCGGGAAAACTCGCTGCTATCAAACCTGCTAAACGTCGCTATTGAGCGCGGTGAGCTTGATGTAAATCCATGTAAACAAGTCAGGCGAAATCAGGAAATGCCACGGCGGGTCGAGCCTGCCGCTGACCAGATTCAGGCGCTGGTCAAATTTGCCTTTGAAAAAAGCGGGCAGTGGCCGGTTATCGTGATGGCCGCGGAGTTTGCGTCACTGGCTGGCCCGCGGCAAGTGGAGTTTTTGCCGATAACTTGGTCTTTCATTGGCGAAGACGAAATCCGCATCATCCGGGCCAAGCAGCGCAAAGGCGCGCCCGTTATTGTGGACAAGGTGGAAATATCACCCGCCATGCGCGAATTGCTTGAACGGCTTAAATTGCGCCGCGGCGACAGCCAGACGGTTTTTGCCAATCGGCATGGCAATCCGTACACGCGATCGGGATTCAAGGGGATGTGGGGCAAGCTGATGAAGGCAGCAACCGCGGCAAAAGCCATCAGTCAGCACTTCACGTTTCACGACCTGCGGGCCTACTATGCCACGCAGCACAAGGCGCAAACCGGAAATCAGGCCAATTTGCACAAGAATCCGGCGACTACAGCCCGAATTTACGAGCGCTCAACGGAGGCAAAAAGGCGTTCATTGTGAGGCAGGTATTACCACCGCGGTAACTTTGGTGGTATTTTACACTGTGTAAATTGACAGCTTGCTATGTTTTTAGTAGCTATCGACGCCCTGTTTACAAGGACTTGAATGGGGTGGCTGATGGGGCTCGAACCCACGACAACAGGAATCACAATCTTATGCATCCGTTCAATGCTGGCGCGGCTTGTGGCTGGTTTCGCGGTAACGAATGCCTGCTAAGTAAGCACGTCAGAATGCGGGTTTACAGAGGTCAGTTACCGCGCCAAGTGCAGGCGAGTTACTTCACACAACCAAATTTAAGGCAGTGCAATGAAAATGATGCAAGTTAAAGATCGTGGATCTGTTTACCTTTACAGGCTGGATTGGCTTCTCATACAAATTTACAAGCTCATGCCCTCAAAAGGCAAAAAACCAGCGTCTTGTGAGTTAACGCTACGATTTGCAGGCCCTGCGCTTGACCAAACTGGACAGCCAACTATGTCAATGGAGTGGAGCGGTTGTTTTGATTCGTTGGAAGTAGCGCAAGCCTCGATTTCAATAATTGAATACTAGGCGCATCGTTGGCGCATGGCTATCGACTTAGGCACATTTCGCGGGTGTAGCTTTGCAAAGCCGTTGTCTGGCCCGCCAATCGTTTAACTGCTTCGTCCAGAATGACAACAGTGTTGGCACATCCGGCAATGATGTTAGATCGGGGGTCGCCATGATCTCCGGGTTCGGGGGTGGTATCTGTACTGGCGGCACTATCAATGCTGGCTTTGAGGTCGCGCA